CAACGGCATTAGCCCGCGCGTCAACACTGTCACGCATTCGCCTCAGGTCATCGGCAAAGCTCATTAGGAACGCCCCTGAACTTCAAACAGAATGGGAGTGCCGCCAAGGTAATACTGCTTGACATTCAGAGCCGTGTAACGCCCCCCGTCAAAGTCAATCTTACCGCCTACTTCAATGCCGCCAATAGCGCTGACTGCGGCACCGGCCACAGTAAACTTTTTGTCACCTTCTTTGATAAGGCCAGCCGCGTAAGCTTGGCCAGACCCCTGAAGGTTGTAGTCTTCAACAAGCGCCTTGGCGGGCACAGGCTCAGCGGGCACCACCTGAGTTGAGCTAGTGGCCGGGTTGTAGCCACCTGTCTCAATTGCGGTGTAAGCAATGTCAGCGCCAAACTCGTCAATAGCGTCAAGCGCGACTTGCAACAGTTCTTCAGTTAGTTCTTCCATGTCAGCACCGGTTCAGCTTGACCATAGCGCCGCTAGTGGCCACCAAGAGCGGGGCCAGCATACGGGAAGCCATGACGAATTGCGTTTGAGTAGTGGCGTTGCCATCATACTCAATTTCAAGCGGGCCAACCTTCACGCGCTTTTTGCCGCGCGTAACGTTGGTGACAAGCGGGGTGGTCTTGGCGATTAACGCCAGTTCAGCACTGGCCTTGGCGAGCGCAACGGGAACGGTGGAACTGGCCACCAACCCCCGGCTCCAAACCCGGCCATAGGTGGCGCTGAGATAATCGCCAACCTTACGCAAAAGTTGCTCTTTGACTGTGGGGTCAGTCAAGCCCCAAGCCGCATTGCCGCGCGCTTCATGGTAAGCGTCAACATACTCAACACTTACAGCACTTTCATAAGTGGAGCTTGCCGCGATATTGCCAACGCTCAAAGCCATGTCAGTCACCTTCAATTAAAGAAAAGGGCGGCACTTCACTAAAGAAGCGCCGCCCCATTCAACCCGGCGCGGTCAGCGATTAAGCCGACTTGCGGGCGGCTTCAATGCGCTCAACGCGCTGTTCATTGTTGGTGGCCCCGGTCAGGTCAACGCCTTCCTTGGAAGCGATGGCTTCAAGGTCCGCAACCTTCATGGAAGCGGCCACAGGCGGGCGCTCAGCGCCTTCCTGCCCCTCGCTGCCACTCTGGCCCGTTCCGGTGCCCCCTGCGGCCCCTGCGGCCCCTGCGGCAGCGTCAGCCACCGCCTGACCGTTGGCGTTCCCGTTCGCGGGGTCAAAGGACGGCTCAGGGAGCGTGCCCCAACCGGCACCCTCGCCACCCGACGCGAAACCGTCACCGTTGCCGTCCATGCCGCCAAGCGGGCCAGCGGTGCGCTCAGTTTCCTGAGCAAACGCCACCGGGGCAACAAGCGTATTGGTAACGCCAATGCCAGCCGTCTTCAGACTGCCACGCGCGTCATAGGCGTCACCGTAAACGGCAGCGTCAGAAAACCCGTCTTCAGCCATCAAGCCTTCAAGCTCAGAGCGCTGTTCAGGGGTAAGAGCGGCAATCGCCGTCTTGGCTTCACCAATGCGAAGTGCCGCAAGGCCAACGTCACCCTTGGTATTGGGCGAAAACGCCAGACCGTCAGCTTTCCGCTGTGCCCGGTCAGCGTGGCGTTCAGCAAGAGACTTCATAACTAACTTCCCTTCATGGAATTGGAGAAAGGGGGTAGTCGGCCCCCTTGCCCACAGTTGGGTTTATGCCTTGCTCTTGATGAACGCCAGCGGCACCTGCTTGCGGTCAACAACGCGGTTCCAGAAAGCCGCTTTGCGAAGGTCAGCCAGCGTAGGCGACATTTCAGCCATTGCCGCGCCGCTTTCCACCCACTCAAAGCCAAACGGGTGCATCATCCAAGTGCGACGCTCCCAAATGCTTTCCATGCCGCCGCCGTTACCAGCTTCAGCCGTGCGGCTGACTTCAGCGGCCACCTTGGGCACGCCTTCGCCAAGAGCAAACGCATTGCCCTCAACACCACCAAAGCCGATGGCACCGCCGCCAAACAGAACGGACGTGTAAACGCGGTCAGCGCCCGCGCCAGACACCGGCAAGCTGTCATCAACAATGACAGCGCGACCCTTATAGGTCTTAATCTTGGTGCCGCCCTGTGCGGTTTCCACAATGTCAAGCTCGTCATTCTTGACCATGCGAGCTTCAATCATGGAATGCACCGCAATGGCGCGGAACATTTCGCTGTTCTCGCCAGCGGTGTAAACCGCGTCAACAAAGGCGTTGGCACCAAACTTGGCAGCGTCACCAACCGCGCCGCTAATGTCAACGGTCATGTCACCGCCGTCATTCGCAACGTTGTCATTCATAACGCCAACCACGCTGGCGATAAGCCGACGCTCTTGCTGCCGCAGCCAATAGGTGCCGAAACGGTTGCGGACGTGCTGCAAGGGGTCAGCCCCGGCAAGCTCAACCACAAGGTCCATTTCGCCAAAGCCCTGATTGAGCCAAGACTTGCGGGCAGTCATGGTGCCAGACTGAATGCCATGCGGCACCGCAACGTCAGCCGGGTCATCATTGCTGTAGTTGGGTTCAATGTTCGGGTCAATGTCCTTCCAGAACGGAACAACAAAGGTCTTGCCACCCTGACGCGCAATTGCATTCAGCAACGGGTCAGTGCGGATAACACCCGCCTGAACAAACGCGGAAGTTTCCGGGTTGTCAACAGCCGTGTAAGAGCCGTAAACACTCGGAATGAAAACGTCAGAAAGCCTAATCATGGCCAATCATTCCCTTGTCAAAGCCAGAGTGTTTACGGCTCTGGCTGTTGCTACTTGCCAGCGGTGCGTTCAGCTTCCAACTGGCGGTTAAACTCAGCTTCACCAACCTTGTTGTAATGCGCCGTGCGCTCAGCAAGGTTCATTTCGCCGATTTTCTTTGAGCCAGCCTCGCCAGCGGGTTTGTTGTCGCCAGCACCACCGCCACCGTTCGCCGGTGCCGTAACGTAGTGCTTGCCCTTGTCGCCTTGCGACCATTCAGAGACAAACGCGCCTAGCGGCTTGTCACCAACAAACGCCTCGCGCTTGCCGTCAGTTTCCTTCACGGTTACGTCTTTGGCAAGAAGCGCCTTAGCCGCGTCCATGAACTGAGGCGCAACCTTGGCTTCCGTCAGCGCCGCCGTCAAGCCATTTTCAATGACGAGATTGCGCGCCGTGGTGCGCTCAGTCTCAAGGGCACCGTTGGCGGTGTCGCGCTCGCCAGTGACGTTACGCAAGTCACGCTCAGCCGTGCGAAGCTTGCTCTGAGCATCGCGCAAAGCCGTCTGTGCCGTTTCAAGCTCGTTTTCAAGCCGGGTGACTTCCTCAGCGCCACCTTCGCCACCTTCGCGCCGGGCTTTGGTCAGCTTGCCAAGCAATTCCTTGTTCTTGGCCTTCAGCCCTTCAACTTCGCCCTCAAACTCAGTGCGGGCTTCTTCAAGAGCTTCAGCCACCGCGTCAGCCACAATCTTGCGGTCAGCGGGGTCATTTGCGTCATATGCCATTCTAGTTCCCCTAGGGATAAAGAGCCGCCTAACGGCTTGCCCGGTTCCATGCTCAGAGCGTTAGCCCTTTCGCCTCGCCACCTTGGCGCGCAATTGCTCTAGGGTCAACGGGTTCCCGTCACCGCTAACCAAATCGCGCAAGGTAATCTTGCCAGCACGCCAAAGGTCAGCGCGCCCCTCGCCAAGCACTTGGTCTTGGTAAGCTTTGCCCTTACGTTCAAGAAAGTCATTAAACGTGGTCTTGGCGTCAATCTGACCGTCAGCACTGGCCCGCGTGGAAGTTGGCGGCTCGTCAATGTCAAGGCCAAGTTCACGAAAGGTTTTAGTAATTGGCACTTCAACGCTGCGGCAATTCCAATGCCGGGGGCACCCGTTGCCATACTTCAGCGTTGTGCCGTTTATAGGTTCATGGTCAAGGTTCCACTCAGCGCCAGAGTAAGCCACGCAAATAATAGTTGTGTGGCCGTCAAGAGTGGAAACTTGGCGAATACCCTTGATAATGTCAGAGTTGGCTTCAAAGACGTTCCGCCGCGCATCATTGGCAACAGTCTGAACAGACGTTTGCACAAGAGCCGCAGCATTGCGCCGGGCAGTATCCATGACACCTGAAGCGCCATTCTTGCCCACAATACGCGCAATGATTTGTTGGTTGGTTTCGCCCGCCCCCATGCCAAGGCGCAATTGCTGAGCAAACTTGTTCTGAATGTCAAGCGACTGACCACGCCACCAATCAGCAGACGGCGCACCCTGAATAAGCACGTCAGACGCCACAGACTTAAAGTAAGCATCTGTGGGCAGATTGATTGCGTCTAGGCCAAGCACAATGCTAAGAGCCGCGCCAATCTCAGTTGCCGCAAACTCAGCGACACCCGGCAAGTCAAGCTGTTTCTGAGCTTCCTTGTAACTGCCGTCAATCGTCTTGCGGGCTTTGGTAATGAACCGCTCAACCCGCGCTTTGTCAGTGGTGTTGGTGTTGAAGTCACCAAGCAAGTCAACTAGCTCAGCTTCAAGCTTAGCCAGCCGCTTGAACGCTTCCACGCGCTCGCCAGCCGAAAGCCGCAGCGCGTCCAACGCTGCGGCTATTACGGCATCAAATACGGCTTGCTCAGTGCGGGTCATTCTTCACCTGACCCGCCGCCCTGCCCCGGCTGGCCTTCAGGCTTGTCATCCGGGTTGTCTTGCCCTTCGCCAGTGCCGCCAGCAACCGGGGCGGGCATAGGCGGGTTAGCATCAATCCGCGCTTGTTCTTCTTCAAAGGTAATTGCTTGGTCAACCAAGTCACCCCTCTTGATAAGGTCAAAGAAAGTCTCTTGCGACATAAGACCCGCCTGAACAGCAGCCATCCAACCCGTAAGGGCCGCAGGGTCAATGTTGAACGGGATGAAGTCACGATTGATAGCAAACTTAATCTCGCCAGCGATACCGGCCCACTTGGCAAACGTCTGAAGCGCCTTAAGCAAGCCGCCAGAGATAGCATTAGCCGCCGCGCCAAGTATTGAATGCTCGCCAGTGTTGCGGATAATCAGCGCACCTTGGCTTTCAACCCCGGCTTTCTCAGGCGTCAGAGCGCGTGCGCCAAGCGCCGCCAATTCTTCCTTCTTGCCGTCAAGATTTTCCTTGATTGCTTGAATGCCGCTGCCCTCAAACTCCAAATAACCAACTTTGGTGTTAGGGTCAGGGAAAACCCAAGCCGTTGTGCTACCAATGTAGAACTCAGTCTTGACCGGGGCACCGTCAGCGCCCATTTCAGTTTGATAGCCAGTGACCCAAGGCGTTGGCAGCGCCGTCATATGGCAAGCATGTTCATAGTCAGCACTGACCTGATAATGCTTGATATTATGGTCAAACAAGTCAATCAAAATGGGGTCTTCAAGCGTGCCGTCAGTGCCGTCAGGGCCAATGAAATAGAACGGGATGAAGTCAAGCCGCTGCCCATTCATCAACGGGTAAACGTCATCGCCAATTTGTTCTTCAGTGTCTTCCTTGAAGACCCGCACCCGGTAAAGGTTCGTTTCTTCTTCAAGGTCAAGAACCCTGATAACCTTGACTTCCTCAGTCTCAAACTCAGACTTGCGCTCAGTCTTAATCTCGTCAAGACGAACGCGGCTCAGCACCCGCTTATTATTGATGCGCCGATATTCCCAATTGCGGATTGCCTCAGCGCCATACAACGTCATTGACGGGCGAAGGCCAAGCAACTCAGCCTCAGCCAGCGTCAAGGGCGTGCCGTCTTTCTTTTGCACCTGTGCCGGGTGGTCAACATAGATGCCAAGCCAAGACGTAGTGAAGTCTTCATAAGCGCAATTCTGAGCAAGGTTCTCAAAGCTAACCCCGCTCATAGTCACGTCTTCAAGCAACGGTTCAAGCTGCTTGGGAACTTCAAGGGTAGGCGGCTTGCGAAAGAGCATTCCCACAAATGACGCCACTGTGCGGAAGCTGGCATTGAAGAAAGGCGTGCGGCGCACCCGCTTAAGATACTCAACCGGGTCTTCATTGGCCAGCAAATCAAGGTAAGCCGTGCCAGCCGTATGCACAGCGTCTTGGCCCGCAACTACGTCACGCGCACGCTTCCACTTGGGAGCATACTTGTCATAGTCTTTGTGTCGCGTCTTAACGCCAAGTGCTAGTGCCATGTCAAATGCCTCCCGGCTTTACCTTAATGACCCGGCCACTAATAACCGGGAACCTAAACGCAATGAAATACCCGCCAGCGTCAGCTAAGTGGTCAAAGCCACTCGTCTTGTCAGGCTCGCCATGTTTGTCATAAGCTTGCTTTTCCAAGGCTTCCGCGAAGGCGGGGCACATATCCGCGTTGACCCTGAGCCGACGCTTGCCCCCCGCGTGTATCATGCGGTTTACGCTAAGCACGCGGTCTTTGACAAATGGATTTGCAGCGTTCGCTAGGACGTTGAACCCCGCCTGTCTCAGCAAGGCAATGTCAGATTGACTAGCGTTGTTTGACTTCCTATTGCCGCCGCTGGCGTCAGGATAGACAAAGATGGCATGATTTGGGAACTTGCGCTTAAGCGCCAAAATCATGGCCGGGGTATCAAGAATGCCGGTCAGTTCATTGACCGCGTGCGGGTCGCCATTACGTTGCACGAATACCACCGCTGACATTTTGCCAACGTTAAAATCCATGCCAATATGCAAATGTTCGCCCGGCCTAATGACTTCGCTAGAGCCATTAAGGGTGCGGTCATACTCAGGATATACAGCGCCGCTAGTCAGGTTGACAAACTCGCCTTCAAGGTAAGCTTGCAACAAGTTAGCCGGGTAGTCAGCTTCAAGTGACGCGATATAGTCAGCCGGAAGATTGCGCGCGTTGCTGTAAGTGCTGGCCTTAATCAGTTCATATTCAGCGCTAGGCGGTGACTTCTTCCACCGCTCATAAACAAAGCGGAAGCCCTCAGGCGTAGTGCCAACCGCCACAGTATTCTTGGCACCGTCAGGCTTCTTTTGCCGGTTGCGGGCGATAATCTTACGCCAAGCATTTTGCGCGTCTTCCTGCTTAAGCGTGTCAAGCTCGTCAATCAGACTGTCAGCAACTTCATAGCCAACAATGCGCCCCGGATTATCCATAGTCCGCAAGATAATCTGACCCGCGCCATAGAACTTAATCATGGGGGTCAGGCTTTGAACTAGCGTATAATGCTCTTTCTCAAACATGCCAATTGCCGCCAGTTCTTCAATGAACCGGGGGAAGGCGATAGTTCGCACAAGGTCATATGTGGGCAGATAATAAGCAATGTTGCACATGGGATATGCAAACTTAAGCCGCAACGCTCGCTTCATAAGCGCGTTGGTCTTGCCAGCACCAAAGCCAGCCACCATAGCAGGGAACTGGCTTTCAGTGCTGACAAGCCGGAACTGAGGCTTGGTCAGTTCAATTAGGCATTGTTCCGGGTTGCCCGGTTCGCTGTTACGCAGCATTTTGGTCAGGATACTGAGCAAAGACGAACGTAGGCATTTGCGGCGCTCTGTTATCGTCCTTGCCAGCATCGGCGGGCTTAGCTAGCCAGCCCATGCCCTGAGCATACAAGTTCAAGCCATCAATCTTTGACTTGCGCTGAACGGCGCTTAGCTCGTCATCGCGCGCAATAGCCAAGACTTCAGCTTGCCACTTTTCCTTAGTGTATTCTTCAGGTTCAACGCCACCATTCTGCTTAGCGCGCCGGATACGCTCTTTAATGTCTAGCGAATTGCCCCAAACAAGAGCCGCTTGGTTAGCCCGCATTTCAGGGTCACGTTGATTGCGGAAGACATATTGTGCAATCTCAAAAGTTGGGTAAGTCGGATAGCGCGCGGAATACTCAACAAAGCTATTGATTAGCTCTGCCTCGTCTTCATCGTCAAAAATGGGCACAGGCGCGTTCCACATGACAGCTACGCTAATCCAAGGCGAGTCTTAGGGCAACCGGCTAAGACAGCAAAAACCCCTCAGCACCGGGGCACTGAGGGGTCAAACGCGCGAAGTGAGCTAAGGTTTAGCTCTTGCTGATAGCAGCCGCCAGAGCATCGTTCTTGGCGGCAAGCTCAGTGTTGATAGCACGAACAACCGCCTGTTCACGCTCGCTGGCAACAAGGGTGCCTTCTTCCACCCGTTCCAGCGCGTTACCGGCAATGTCTGCCAGCGTGCCGACAAGGGCCGCGACCTTGCCACCGCCAAGCTGTTCAGCCACAGGGGCCAGCTTTTCCACGGTTTCAAGACCTTTCTGCAACCCGTCAATGATATTCTGAAAGTTCATGCTTCACCTGTCTGCTAGAGGAACCCCGGCTTTATTCAGCCTTGGGCAGCAAAGCCTTGGCTTCACCGGTCAACTTCTTCACGTTCTCAAACGCTGCAAAGAAGTCAGACGAATTGCCCACAGCATAGGCGGCGCGTGCGGTCTTCAGCGCGGCATATGACTTGACAAGCAGCGGCTTGACCTTGGCCTTGGTGTCAGCCGTAAGCTGCCCCTTGGTGTCAGCCGCAACGTAGGCGTATGCCGGGGCATTGTAGAGCGCTTCAGCCGCGTACATCGCCTTTTCATCGGCAATGGTGGCGTTGGCAACGCTGTTGCCGCTGACCGTCTCAGGCACCGCCTCAGAGCCGTCAGACGGCATGGGCAGGGTGTAGGGCGGGCCAGAGCCATTGCCCGGCGCGGGTGCGCTCCCGTTGCTGACAGGCGGGGGCGTGGTGGCCGGGTCGCACGCAACAACGCCAAGGCTCAGCGCGGCAACAGCCAGAATGTGAAATAGCTTCATGTCAGGTTTCCTTTTCTGTGGCTTAGAGAATACGCAACAGTAGCGCCACAATGCCACCTGTAACGCCACTGAACAAAAGAAGCCAGCGGTTCCGCCCGGCAAATGCTACCGGCAAAGGCGGGTCACTGTCAGCGGGATAACCCGGCGCTGTGATATGCAACGCACCGCCAATGATGGCGAGAAAGATAGCAAAGCCGCCAACGGGCGAAAGCAGAAAGCCGCCGTTCTTGCCGCTAGCGAACAGCCAAGCAGAATAAACGCGGGCAATAGCCAAAGAAGCCCAAATAAGGCCAATGCCAACCGCCAACTGTGCCGTCCGGTCAAAAGTCTGGCTCTTAAGCGACTTATAGAAAACCGGAAAATAGACAATGATGACCGCAAGCATGACACCAACAAAGATGCCATTAAGCAAGTCAATGAACGCCAGCACCGGCACCGTAAGCGCCAACACAGCGTAAAGCGAAGTCAAAAGACCCGCTACCACAAGAGCTTTCCGCTTAGTCATTGACGCGCACCCTTACCCTTCAAACGGTCATTTTCTTCTAATAGCTCAGTTATTACGTCGCGCAAGTTCTCAGCAGCCCTTTCGTTACGCTGTGTTGCAATAGTCACGCCCGCGCTGAGCGCATCCTTGACAGGCGCTTGAAAGGTTAGTTTCTGCAAGAGTTTCAGCATTGGCCTAGCCATTCTTTCTTTCGCGTACAATGTCAGTTAAGGATTCAAGCGCATTAGTGTTTTGCTCTAGCGCTTTGATTGCCTCCCTGCTTTCAGCAATACGTTTCTCTTGTATTGCCTCATTACGCTTATCCAACTTGCCAATAGCGCCAAGAAGAATAAGAATGATAAGACCCGGAACCCCGTAGCTTAAAAGTGCTTGCTCAATCATGCCCACAGTATCCGGTTAGCTCTGACCAATCCAACCCGCCAAGTAATCGTTTTGGGTTGCCATAGGCCAGTTGTCATAATCGTCAGAGATTGCCTTACCGGGAACTTCACCCGGCTTGCTGCCAATCTCAGCGGGCAGCGGCAAGGTTGCCGCGCTGCCAGCGCCAAAGGCAACGTCACGCTGAGCCATGACGGTGGCGTAATCCAAAACGCCAGTGTCTTTTTCCTGAGCGCCGGGCGTGTAGCCGACAACGCGGCGCGTCCAACCGGTTCCGAATGTGGGGAACGTGCCAAGCGAGCGCAAGAACGCCATGCGGTTAGCACAGTAGCGATTGATTAGGCCAAGCTCGTCTTTGCGAGCTTCAGCAATAACAGCGCCAAGCGTCATGTCACCAATAACAGCGTCATCATTAACGCCAACCGTGCGCTGAAGGTAGCGAATAGCCCGGCTAACCCCTGAGTTGACCGCAAAGTCAAAGACAGCGTAATCAAGGCCAGCGGGCATGTCATCGCCACGCACAAGGCACCAATACTGCTTTTTGTAAAGCTCTGCCAGTTCGTCAGCCGTAATCAGCTTAACCGATTGCACAGCCAAGCCATGCAACTTGCGGTAAGCGTCATAGACCCGCTGAGTGACACCCTTGTTAGTGGGGCCACCGGGGTCTTTAGGGTGGTTGACGTAGCCACCTTCATGCGCCAGCACCAAGCTCAGCGAAGGCTTATAGTTCTTGGCACTCATTGCGCTGTTCCTCCCTTGCCGTCAGCGCCAGCGGTGACGTTGGTGGCTGTGTCAATGTTCTGTGTGGTGGTTGGTGCCTGAGTAGCCTTGAACGTGCCAATGACGCCAGTAAGACCCGCAATAGCTGTGCTAATGAAAGCCAACGCGCCAATGATGCGAGCTAGGGCAACTTCGCTGTCAGTGGCAGCAAAGACGCAAACCAAGGCACCGGACAACGCCAAGATGACGATGGCGGCTAGGGTGGCTAGGTAGGCAATGGCGTTGTGGCGGTTGTTCATGGCCCATATCCCGGCGCTGAGCGCCCACAGGGGCGATATGGGGCCGCACCCTACGCGCGTAGCTCCCAAAAGGAAACCCCCGCTCAGCGCGTGGCTGGCGGGGGTTCCGGGGGTAGCTGAGTTAGAGCCGCCGCGTGGCCCTTATGGTCACTACCCCCTAACCTTGGCTGAGCTTCAACGCGGGTGGCCCGCTCCACTCAGCTTCAGGCTTTGCTAGCCAGCCCGGCAGCGCCCGGCTGGCCAACAATAGGGTCAGCCCTGAAGGGCAACGCGCCAGATGCGGACGCCTTCGCCCTTGGGGTCGCTGGCGTCAACCTTCGCCGCGAAGAAGTCGCGGGTCAGCTTGGTCTTGGGGCGCGTGGTCTTGGTTTCCGTGTCAACCACCCGCTTGCCGTCTTCGCCCTTCAGGTACTTGCCGTCAGCACCCTTCTTGAAGGTCTTAACCGTGACTTCCTCAGTCTCGCCCTCAATCGGGTCAGAGAACTTGGCACGCGCGCCGCTGACAGACGACGAAAGCCGCGTCAGCAAGTCGTCAATGCTCGCCACGTCAGCGGGCTTGGCAACGTGGAAGCTCTGCCCCACTTCAAGCGCCTCAAACGGATAGCCGCCCGAACGCCCGCGCCGCGCCGCCTTGCCGGGCATCGGCACGTCAGCGTCAATCTCAAAGCCGCTGGCAGCAGCCGCGCCGGTTGCCGTGCTTTCGCCAGCCGTCAGAGCCGCGCGGCCCGCATCGGTCAGGCTGACAGCAGCGGTGTTGCCCTCAGTCTTGGTGGCGTCAACGGCAGCATAGCCCGCCGCAACCGCCTCAGCGCCTTCATCCTGAGTGAGCATCATAACCCCCTCAGCCGGTTCCTTGCTTGCGGCAATCAGTGCCAGCAGAGCAATACCACGCGCCGTAACTGCAACTCGCTTCGCCATGTTCAAAATCCTTCGCTGTTTGTTACCACAGAGCAACGCGCCCCGGTGGAAGTGACCTTAGAGCCGCTTTTTACCCGGTCAACAGGAAAAGTGGCCCTAAGGTCAAAAAAGTTACTTGGGTTCAAACCCCCGCTTGGAAGGGTCAACGTGCTGGCGCTCAACCGGGATACCGCCGCCATTCGCCTCAAAGCGGGCACGCGCCGTATCATCAATGTGGTTCTCACCACCCGGCAAGAGCGCGTCACGCTCAGCAATCGGAAGCGCAAGCTGATTTGCCGCGTCACCTTCAAGAATGGTACGCTCAGCCGCAAGGTTGCGGTTGTTCGCATCATACTCAGTGAACTTGTCAGGGAAGCGAGCGCGAAGCTTGGCAATGACGCGCTTTTCATCGTCACCCCATTCAAAGCCAAGCGTGTCAAGCAGAATGGCCATATACCACTTGCCGTCACCGCATTCTTCCATGACGTTGACGCTATCAAGCTTCTTGCCGTTCATAACGTCGCGCAACATTTCCAGCATTTCGCCAGCTTCAGTGGCGTAGCCAATCGCGCCGTGAATGACGTTGTAAACAGCGTCAAGCGTCATTTCAATGCCGTAGTGCTGGCGCTGAGTGTCTTGGATAAGACGCGGCAAGTTGATGACGTTAGCCTGACCCTCACGCGGGTCAAGGTTGTTGTCACGCCCATAAAACAAGGTCTTCTTGACCTTATCAAGCTGAGCCAGCGCGGTAATAGCGGTGTTGAGCGCGCCAACCAATTCATGCTTGGCCACCTTGCCGCCATGCCAAGCAGGGCTAAGCGTCTGGCGAGCTTCAGCAGCGAAGTCAAACGGCGGCACAACCGCAATCTCACCGTCACTAATCTGAATGGTCAGCGTAACGGGTTCGCCAATCGGCACCCCGTCAAGTGTCACCTTGCCGCTAGCCGCGTCAAAGCCAAGCATACTTGTAAGCTTCTTCATGTGCCCGGTTCCTTCTAGCGCTTTACCAAGTAAATAATTATCAGCCAAAGCGCCAAGCTGATAACAAACGCTGCGGGCAAACCAACCCGCCTATGCGTACCTTTGTCACTCATAAAAAAGCCCCTCTGAAGCGAGGGGCCAAAGGCTACTTCAATGCGACCGTCATTACAAGCGAGCCGTCAGGGCGGTGAATGGCTGCGGTCATCGCATCGCCATTAATGTGGGCTTCAAAGCCGGTGCGCTCGCAATGCTCAGCCAATTTCAACAACGTCATGGTCAGCTTCCTTCTTGTGAAGCGTCAGCCATAAAGCGGCAAGCCAAGGTATGCAAGCAATTTGTTGCGAGCTTCAAGCCAGCCCCAAGCCACTTCACACAGGTAGCCCGCCGCCGTCATGTCCCTGCCAAACTCGTCTTGCTTGTCGCTTGTGCCGTTCTTGCCAACCTTCAGTTCAAGATAATAGCCAGCATAGCGAGTAGGCACAGGCAAAAACATATCATAAACGCCAGTCTTCACGCCTTCAGCCTTAGCGTTAGACCCGCGCACAGCATCACCGTGACCCTGATTGTGAATGGCATGAAGCCACTTGAACTGCGGCACCTTGTCACCAAGCCAATTATAGCTATCAGCCACCCCGGCCTTGGTGTAGCTGAGCGGGTCATTGGCGGCAGCTAGCCCGCGATACATCGCCATATTAGCCCACATGAACAGGCTGGCTTGGTGGGCATGTTCCTTGCCGGTCTTATCGGCATAGCTCCAAGGGTCAGGCATCGCTAAAACTCCAATGCAATCTGAGCGATACGCGCGGGCACAGCCGGGTCAACCTGAGGCTCAGCAGAACGCGCGCCAATGCGCTTTAGCCACGCATCGGTTTCAGCATTGAACCTGTCAAGGTAGCTGTCAGGTATCTTGTTGCCACCGTAATGCGGTAGCGCCTCGCGTGCGCGCTGTTCAGCGAACATGGGCCAGCCTTCACCCGGCATATCAAGAACCCCTGTCAAGCAACCGGCTCATAGCCCAACCGTCAACGCCTTGGCGGTGAATAGTCAAGCGGCCCGATACGCCAAGCTTCTTGTATTCAACGCCATTGCCAAGGCGAGCTTCATAGCCAGCCTTGCGAAGCTCGTTAATAGCGTATTCGGCGGTAATCCACCAATCAGCCTTAACCATAGCTAGCCCATCCCGTTACAGCGTGCCACTCAGCCGCTTCATGCTCAGGTTTAGCCGTGAACGTGTAGCCAGAGCCGGTAGCTTCCCAAATGACGCGCACCTGAGGCTCAGGCGGGTCGCCAACTTCCTCAGTCTTCAGCACAGCGCCAAGCGGCAGCACGTCACAAGTAGCCCGACCACCCGCCTCAGCGTGCGCGATTGCCTCAGCCAGCTTCACAGCACAGGGCCAATGCCAAGGATGCAATAGCCGGGCATCAAGCCGGGGCAATCCTCAGGCATCAAAACGTAAGTGACCAAAGCCATGCGTTCCTTGCCGCTGTGACCATAGGAAGGGTCATAGTAGCAGAGCAAGAGCCTGTCACCAACCTTGTAAGCCCGGTCATTGCGGCGCAAGTCAAAGCGCTTGTCACCGCTGCAAAGCGCATCCCAAAATTGGGGATGAACCTTAATCTTATGCTCAGTCATAACCGCCCGGTTCCTGAGTTAGAGGGTTAGCGGAACATGGCCACCGCAAAAGCCGCCGTCAACGCAAACAGGGCATTACCCGTAAATACGCCAACAATGATTTTGCGGGTCAGCCCGCGTGGTGCAAAATCGGTTGTCATGTCCAATCAGCCTTTCTCATTCTGCCAGTCATGCCGCGCTCTAGCATCAAATGCTTGCCATAGTCAAGCGCCACAGGATGCTTCTTGTAGCTGCCCCAATTGCCGGGTTTAAGGTCAGTGAAAAAAGCCGGAACTTCAGCCGGAAGGTTGATAGCAGCCAACGGCTCAGCATAGCGAGCAATGAGAATGCGCCCGCAATGACTAATGCGGTGACAAGGCGCAAACCACTTGGCAAACTTAGTCTCAGCTATCCGCTCCCAAAGCTGCCACTCAGCAACGTTCTGAAAGTGGCCCTCATTGGGTTCAAACTTGATAACAAAGTCTTCATCCGGGGCGAAGCGGTAAACTTCCCTAGTCATACCGCCGCCAAGATAGTCACCGCATACCAAGCCAAGAAGCTCCCTAGGCCAAGACCCGTCAAACTTCTTCAGCATGTCATTGCTATATTTGCCCACAGTTAGCCCGCCTTATTTGCCGTCATCAATGAGGCGGCTACGGTAGTCGGCTAGCTCAGCTTCAGCAACCCGCCGCCGCTCAACTTCCACGTTGTTGGCTGCTAACAGTTCGCTGACGCGCTTGGCATGGCTGACCGTCTCATTGGTCAACCGGTCTTGCGTCATGCGGAGCGCCCGACACGCGGCCATATACGCCCATGCTGTTGGTGGCGTCCAACAAGTGCCGTTATCGTCAGTGAAGCAGTCAACCTTATCAATCTCCAATCTGGCCAAGCCGACTTGCTCGCCAAGCTGATTAATAAGCGGCACCATGCGGGGCTTAACGTCACGAAAGCCACGCCCGAAACGCTGGCTATGAAGCGGCCCTAGGGCTGGCTCAGCCTGACCCTCGCTATAGACCCCCGGCGCTGGCTCAGGCGAGTGCCAACCCGCTTGCTCTTGCGCCAGCCGCCATGACTTGTCCCATGCTGTGTGGGCAGCGTTGGTGGCGACTTCCTCAGACGTGCCGTGCGGGTCGCCAAAGCCATACGGGTTGTCTTCCAGCTTGACCCCGGCCTTGAAGGCAATAGCGCCTTGGTCTTCCGGCTCTTTGCTGACCCGTTCAAGCTCGTCACTGTCAATCAACGGCTCAGAGCTAAGCAGCAAGGCTAGCGAATGGCCAGCTTCCCAAAGGCGGCGCGGCTGAGCGTCAAACAAAAGCGGGTTTGCCGTTGCTGGCAAACCCTCACAACCGGCTGTGAACCCGGCTTGCACATACTTGTCATCAATGAACATCACTGTTCCCCTGTCTTGGCGAAACGCTCGCCTCTGGCTGTTAGAACGTAGCCGGGCCGCTTGACTAAGGCAATGTGAACTTCCTTCAGAAAGCCACGCTCAACTAATGCGTTCCCGGTGACAACCGGCACCTTGAAGCAAGGGCCGGGTTGCCACTTATAGCAATGCAAAAGCCAGTGCTGTTGCCTGACTGTCAAGCGGCTTTTAGCCATTAGCTGACTTTCGTGCTGCGGATTGCGTCAATGAAGCTGACCACGAAAAAGACGGCTACCGCGATGTTAAACACCGTGTCAAACGTCTTGGCCCAAGAGCCTTCAGGAAAGCTATGCGTCCAATCCATGCAAATGAATGCAAAGATTGCGGACCACTTGGCTATTTTCCAAGCCAAGTCTGCTATGCCGCTCAGGGTCATTTCAGCAGCAACCTGAGCTTGTTAAGTTCCTCGTCACTGGCATCAACAGCAAGCGCGTGCCAGAGCCTAGCCCGGTCAATGCTAGTGTTGAATGCCAGCTTAGAGCATTCTTCAAGCGCTTGCCTGACTACCTTGGCCTTCAGCCTATCGCTAATCGGGTCATACCTGACCGGGGGAAGCTCAGACGTGTCAAGCGGGGCAACAGCGTGCGCTTGCTTGGTGCCGTCATTAACGTGCGGCCCTTGCCCCGGCTTCCATTGTGCTTCGCTAGCTGAGCTAGTGGCGCTACTGCTAGACGTGCTGGCACTTCCTCTTACCGCCTCAATAGCTGGCTGAACAAACGGCTTAGGCGCGTTGTAGCTGGCGCAATCAACGCACTTCTTGCCATCAATCCCGCACCACGGCTTGAAGCACTCAGGATGGCGGCTCACCTATGCCACCAAGGCTTGTTAGGCGTCTGGCCATAGCCTTCATTGCGCCAACCGCCACTAATGCTGCGGCTTCCATCGGCATAGCTGGCAAGATGGCCTTCGCGGCTCTGAGGCACCATGACAGGCGGCTGAGCGTCTTGCATGGCATCAAGGTAGCCCCGCGTCTTGGCAAGCTCTAGCTCAGTGCTGTGCAAAACATCGCGGGTAACGTTGTGCGCGTCTTGCTCAGCTTTAAGCTGGCGTTCTTGCCCGGCAACGGTGGCCTTATACTGTGCCACGTCATTGGCGTGCAAGCGCTCGTCAGCGGCCCGCATGGCACGCTCATTCTTAAGCTCGCCTTCAAGCTGAGCCAAAGCGGCTTGAAGAGTGGCATTCGTCTGCTTAGCCATGACAGCGGCGCTCCCGCTGAGGGTCACGCGACTGATAGCGAAAGCCCCGCCAAATGGTCACGCCAAACAACTTCAGCACCTTGCGGCTGTGGCTATAGGCATACCCGCTGCGGTAGTGCCTAGTCTTAATCTCAAACATTGCCCGGTTCCTCACTTCAAAAGGTGACGATAACCCGCCTTAGCCAACTCGCCTGACCTATGCAAGTCATTGATGGCTTTGAGGCGGTAATATGCCTGAAGCTCGCCTAGGCCGGGGTTAGCGGCTACTTCGCGAGCAATCTGGCTTTGGCTGACGGACATGCTGGCAACTCCCTAGTGAGTGCTAACTATGCCCGCCAATTCCTAATAAAGCGTTACTGTTTGGGCTTGCACGCCACCCAAGTATTCCCGGCTTCACTGACACAAGCCTTATACCCGGTGGTATGTGTTGAGGGGCTAAACCACAACATGCACAGCAAGCCGACAAAGACCACCACAGCGAACAAAGCCCACACTATGACGGCAGGGCTGACCTTGGGGCGGGGCTGATAGCCGGGCACGGTCATAACGCCTGACCTAGAGCCGATGCCTGAGCTACCGTCATAGACAGGCGTGACAGCTTTGGCTTGCTCATAGGTGGCGTAGTGCGTGGCTTCACTGAGGCTGCTAACGTATTCGTGGCCAGCCGGGTAAAACTCTTGAAAGAAGTTGCCAGCCGGGTGGTAACGCAAGTATTGCACCCGGTCATATTCGCGCGGCCCTTTATACCAGCTAACATAGCGGTCTTTGCTGACTTCCTCAGGGAACAGCAGCGGGTTCAAGCGCTTCCAGCAATCAACGCACAGGAAGCCCGGCCCTCGCTGACAGTGCTTGTCATCGGCTTGCCAGTTCCGGCTATTGTGCATGGTTGGCTCAGGCGCACCACATTCAACGCAATTGTCTTTCATGGCTTCATATCCTCTCTGCCAACTACAGGAATGGTGCCACCCCAACTATTATGCTTGGCACCACAACGCTTGTTCTCACAGCACTTGCCACCACCGGCTAAGCTCCAAAGGTAAGCCCGGCTCAGCGTGCCGCAGAATGGGCACCTAATGTTGGCGTAGCTCTTGCCATGCTGGCTACCGCCACCTTCAACGGTATAGTCACGCATGGCGTTAGGGCTGCGGTTGTATTCCTTGGCCATTAGTCTTCATCCCTTGAATAGCTGACTTCCTGACCCTTGAAGAACCCGGCAACATACCATTCACCCGGCATAGGAACGCACGGCTTTGCGGTAAACGTCAACCCGGTTGACTTAGGCTCTTTGCGGGAAAGCTCAGCGGCCCGCGTCTCAGCTTCCATGCGGGTCACTGGCATGGCCCTGTCAGAACGCCAAGGCTGACAAGAGCCGTTGACACAAGTAGCCCAAGGGCGGCGCAAAGCAGCATGACATAAGCAAGCTTCTTAAGCTGGCTACCAAGCGCCTCAACTTCCACTAGCTTGACCACTTCCACCCTCACCGGGCGCAACGTGGCTACGGCGGTGCCGTCATGCTCAACAATGCACTCCAAGCCTAATAGCTCGTCAGTGTCATTGATGACCGGCATATCAACTGCCAAAGCCAGCATAGCAAGCCGATGCTGAGCAAAGCGCAAGCCTGAGGCGTTGGGGGTGTTGACTGCCACAGCATACGGCAGCTTAGTGCCTGACCCGTCAAGCAGATTGATACGGAAGACATAGCCAAACGGCTTGACTTCACAGCTAGCGATTTTGCCAACTGTCTTAAACTCTGGCTTGGCCATGTCACTTATCCCCTAAAGCAGCGTCAATGTCTTCAACTACCGCCAACCGCTCAGCTAAGCTAAACCCGTCAAGGTTATGCAATAGCGCGCGAGCTTGGCGAAGGGCTGACTTGCAAGCATCAAGGTTGCCGCTTGAAAGGCCATGATAAACTGACTGCTTGTGGAGCAAATCAACAACCGGGCCGGGTAGCTCAACCACAAAGCTTGGCCCATCGGGTTGCATCAACGTTAAGCTAGTGCATGGCCCGTTTTGCATATTACGATAACCTACGCTGTAGGCGGCTCCCTTGTAGAGCGGCTTTCTGGCCCGTTGCTTGGTCAGCATGATAGTGGCTTGCGTCATTTGCCCGGTTCCTTCCGATATGCCCACAGTTAGCGGCCAAGGTGTTGGTCTGAAGGCGTATGAAGGCCATTCAGCTTGAATGTGCGAGGGATTGGCCAAATCTTGCCAAACTCTTTGACAATATCGGCATTAGGGCAAACGTTGAAAGCAGCGTGCATAATGGCAACGTCTTTGGCTTCACCCTCGTCTTCATCATACGCGATACCGCCAAAGCTAAGCTCAGTCTCAGTGCCACAGCGCGGGTCAGCGGCATCAACGTTGCGGAACGTGAGGCTAAAGGCCATGTGCTGAACAATCTTGGTCATTGCCGTAACTCCCTAACTGTCACCTATATGCGCTGACTTTGAGCGGGTGTCAACTGGCTATCTTGGCTATTTTCTGGCTGTGCGCTCAGGGCGGGTATGACCGGGTATAGTGGGGTTGTTATACGCAAAAAATGGCAGTTTCCCTAGGGGTTGGGTAGTAAAGTATAATAATATAATGAGTATAATACATAAACCCTATTTCATAGTCAGGATATAGTCAGCATATAGCCAACAACAAAGTCAACAATCACCCGCACTAAATAAATACCCCTATTTTTTAATTCCCCTATTTATTATGGGGTCACTAGCATTATACCCATTAAACCCCGTTATACTGGCGGAAAACCGCCATTCTCAGCCCTCATACGCGGCTATACGCCATTATACGCCCGATGCCCTCACTTCAGGCTATCAGCAAAGCGAGTTGGGTTAGACACCACGAAAGCACGCGCATTGCAGCCATACTTGGCAGACATTTGAGCTTTAGGCATTTCGCGTATCTCGTCACCGTCAAGCAAATGCTGAAGCGCCCGCTTAATCGCATTCGTGCTGCCATACCGGTCAAGCCTGAAGCTGGCCATGCTAACCAAGCGCCGCTGAATGTGCGAATAGGTAAACACCCCGTCACGGTGCATATCAGGCGTGCCGCCGTATTTGCTGAACTTGTCATGTGGGCTATGCAAGAACGTCGCAATGCACTTAATCATGTCATGCGTCTGCTTAGCTTCAGAGTTAGACAAGTCGCCAACTTCATCATTTTCAAACTTATGAATAAGCTTGACTGTCTGGCCAACAATCAGGTTGGTTGCCCACATGACAGCGGCCATGTCTATGACCGGGTTGAGATAGTTGACGCTGACCGCATACAAGCTGGCGAGCTTCAGCGCCTTCAGGTGGGCGCGGTTCCACAGGTGGCGTATGACTTCAGCATTGCCACTGGCGTTGATTTGGTCAGTAGTCCAATTGTCAAACTCAGTTAGCTTGGCTTCCGCCTCAGGCGTTGGTTGGACTACATGCACATTGTTGTTATGCGCCAGATTGAGGCAATTAGCCGCTAGGTCAGCCAGCGATTGCACCAAGGCAAACGGCGGTTGCACAAACTCTTTGCCTTTTTGAAGGTAAGGGCGTTCGCCCTCATACTCAAAGATAGCAAAGCGAGGGAGCAAGCCGTTAGCAATCAGGCTTTCGTCAAGCGCCGCATAAAACTCACCGGGCACGCTTTCACCAATGATAGTCAGCGCCGGGTTGTGAATGTGGCCGGTGTTTTTCTGTTGGTCAGAGTAGGCGCTAGGGTCAAACGTCTTGCCACGCCCGCTGCGGCTGTAGAATTGCGTTAGCGTGCGCTGCAATCCCTTCAGGTGCGCGTTGGCGGTAGGGCTAGCCATTTGTTGCATCAATAGGCCAATCTCGCCAAGGATGCTGAACGTAGCTGGCTTCTTTTCCATCCATTTAATAAGGCCAGCCGATGACACCAATTCACCCGGCCCCTTGAAGTCAAGAGCCGCAGGAACTTGACCCTGAATGGCATTGAACAGCTTGCTAGTGCCATCAATGATAGCGTCTTTGCCGGTGCCAGTTGGGGCCAGTAGCAAGAAGTATTGATTAAGCCCCGCACCCGTATAGGTGTTGTAAGCTCTGCCAGTAATACCGCTGAGCATGGCAATAGCGCCAGCAAGCGCAATGTCAGGAACGGGGCGCGGGGCCGCGTCCAAGATGAATTGTGCAAGCTGGCCTATCAGCCCCGGTGGAAAGCCGTTGACGTTGCCTGAGGGCTGCGGCAGGGTGGCGCTCGCTAGCTGTGCGGTGTTCCCGGTTGGCCCGGCTTGTTGGGTTCCTTCGCCCGGTTCCTGACCAATGCCGGTGGTGGCGGGGGTGTTGTGCGCTGGCAGCGCCCCCGCCGCCTTCGCGGCCATCTGAGCCGATACCTGAGCATTGAATTGCTGGCGAAGGTTAGCAAATGCGTCAAGGTCTAGTGGCGGCAATTGCCGGTCAAAAGACTTCTTCACCATGTATTCAACGTAAGCAACGCGGTCGCCGCGATGCTCATAGTTGTCTTTGGGTGTCTGGCCTAGCTCAGATTGCCGGTATATGCGCCGGATTTGCTCTTTGTTCTGAGTGTAGAACGCAATAATATCAACAAGCGCAAGGTCAGCTTCAGATTGGCTAGGGTATTCGCCTTGCCAATCGCCCATGAACAACTTGGTGAACTTTTCGCCATTAACAGCGCCAGCCGCACGCTCAATAATAGCGTCATCGGTTTCAGTCTGTGCCGTCTCAGCAACGTTATACTCAGTTGGTGCGCCGCCCATTTGCTCAAACAGAACGTCAAGCAGTTGTTGGCGCTCAGCAATGTCAACCGCATTCTGAACGTTGCCGGTCATGGTGAAGAAGCGTTCACGGCTGTAAAGCTCAATAAACGCGCGCCGCCGTCCATAGGGCAGCTTGCCCTTGACGATGATATGCAAGCCAGTGTTGCTAGGGCTTAGCTCAGAGTAGCTATTAAACTCCCTGAAAATCTTAAGCTGCCGTTGGTATGCTTCCGTATCGCCATGCGTGTCATCAAGGTCAATGCCGGTGAACGGGTCATTGTCGCTGAACATGAAGCCAACGCCACTGAAGCCGGTTTCAGCTACAGGGGTGTTAGGGTCGCAAGGGCCGGTCAGCGTCAGCGGTGCCGCGCAAGCTTGCTCAAAGCTACCCCACTCAGCGGGCCGATTGCTGGCAGCTTTCTTGCCACCGGGCCACGGCTGATAGGGAACCTTTGTGGGCTTTCGTTCAAGGTCAACGTAGCCATTGGCGTCACAGCGATATTCAAGCCGCCAGACAATCCAATTATTATATTGCCTTAACTCAATTGGAATGTTCTGAAGCATGTTACTCAGCGTCAACAGTTTCACGGCAAATAGTAAGCGGCTCGTCAGTCAAAGCACAGTAAAGCGCTTCAAGCTTGCTCGCTCCCGGCTCAGAGATATGGCCAAGTGCAAACTGACGTATCCATGCAAACTTAAGGCCGGTTGTATCAGCAATGCGCCGCCAATCGTCAGCCGCCGTTGCTTCAAGTAGCTCAAACGTAGTCTGAGCCAACTTAGACTTAATCATGCAATATCGCCCGGTTAGAGGGTGCGAACGGAACGCTTCGCGCCTTGGTTGGCACGATGGCGAGCGCTCAGCAAGGCGTGAAAAATAATTTTTTATCAGGGTTGCGTTGCCGTGCCCGC